GCTAACAAACAAACCCAATCAATGACCTTTGCCGAACGTGACGCAGCCGCTGGCCGCAAACGATGGGAAGAAATGACAGGCCGCAAATGGCCTGAAAACGAAACTTGGATTGACGCTGAAACTTTTACTTTGGGGATTGAACATGACACTACCGATTAAAGCCGTTGATCGCCTCTTTGAGCGTTTAGGCGCTACCTACGGGGAACAGTGGAACCGCCAATGGGTAAACATCCCGATCAACGATGTAAAGAGCGCCTGGGGACATGAGTTGTCTGGTTTTGGTGGACAACTGGAAGCAATTGCATGGGGTCTGGAAAACCTGCCAGAGCGATGCCCTAACGTGATTGAGTTCCGAAACCTTTGCCGCCGTGCCCCTGCCCCTGAGTTGCCACGACTTCCAGAACCCAAAGCAGACCCAGAACGGGTGCGCCGTGAGTTGTCAAAACTTGGACAGATCAAACAGCAGGTTTTGACCATCAAGACACTGGACAGCAAAGAATGGGCGCGGCGACTGATTGCAAGGCATGAAGGCGGTGAAAACCTAAAGCCTGTGGTTTTGCGCTTTGCCCGTGAAGCATTGGGGATTAAGCCATGACACACCAACAAGCCATGCAACTTTTGGACAGGGTAAAAGACGGACAGCAATACCCTGAACACATTATTTCAGAGGCTTTGCGCCTAACCGGGGATCTTAGTGAATGAACGAACACCTAGAACACATGACCAACCACATCGCCAAGTTAGCCATGATGCCTGCCTGGATAGACGAAATGCGAAGGTGGACAAAAGAACTGGAAGCGAACGAATCCGGGTTTTACAAAGGGTTGGGCCTGAAGGTTGCAGAGCGCATCAAATCATTGAAAGAACAAGAGAAAGATGGGGCATCAAATGAACGCACTTGATAAAGCAGTCGATTATTTGAGAGACCATGCCGGTGACTATGCCGTGTCAGAGGGCCAGCTAGTCCTAATGCAAGAGATGCGAAAGACCGTCAAAGCCGAACTCATGAAAGAGGCAGAGCTAAACGGGCACAAAACAACAGCAGCGCAAGAACGGGAAGCCTACGCAGGTGAAAGGTACAAACAGCACCTATTGGCGCTTCAGGCGGCTACGGAAAACAGAGAGCGCACCCGTTGGATGATGATTGCTGCCCAGGCACGAATCGAAGCGGAGAAGGCGAACATCTATGCAAACAACCGAACCGATAAGGCGATGCGATGAAAGGTAAAACACCAACAAAGGCAGAAAAAGCCTTACACGACAAGATTGCACGGCTTGGCTGTATCGCTTGCATGAAAGACGGGTTTTTTAATGACCACGTTTCAATTCACCATGTAGATGGCAGAACAAAGCCGGGAGCGCATTTAAAGGTGTTGGCGCTATGTGGGCCACACCACCAGGACGATGGAAGCGGCACAATAGCCGTACATCCTTGGAAAGCACGGTTTGAGGAGCGTTACGGCTCACAGACTGACCTAATAGCCGAAACAATGAGGATGATTGCATGAGATACGCTGCAAGGGTAGACGAAAACCAAGCCGCCATCGTTAAGGCGCTGCGAGATGCTGGTGCATACGTGTGGATTATTGGGTTGCCTGTCGATATTTTGGCGGGGTATAGGGGGCACACATGGTTGATGGAAATCAAGACCAACGAAAAGAAGAAGCTGACCAAGCTGCAAACAGACTTTTTCGCTAACTGGACTGGTGGGACGCTATGCCGGATTGACTCGCCTGAAGCTGCACTTAGGGCTATTAATTCAAAAGCGGAGTGATATAATTGCGGCAAGAGGGTTTTTGTGTTGCGAGATCAAGGCGCAGATACACAAAAGCCTTCCCCGGCCTACCCCTCGTCACATGGAGCTTGATCCTCTGTGTCACGGGGGGTTTTCTTTTGGGGAATTGAAATGCAATGCAAGGTTGAAAATTGCGATAGACAAGTAAGGTACAAAGCCGCTTGCCTTTGCCAAAAACACTATTTCAGAGTTATGAGAAACGGCACGACTGACACAAAGTTGACCATAAAAAAACAGCAGCTTGGATACACCAGAAGGCAAAGAGTGACCATGCCTGGACGGGGCTATCAACGCCTTTATGCTCCAAGCCATCCACTTGCTGACACACAAGGGTATGTTTCAGAGCATCGCAAGGTGGTGTTTGACCGAATTGGCTACTCGCTTCATTCGTGCGAGTTATGCGGAAAACCAGAGACATGGGAAACGGTACACATTGACCACAAAGACAACAACCCTAAAAACAACAATCCCGAAAATTTGCGCCCGTTATGCCGAGTGTGCAACACGTTTCGTGATTATCCAGATCGCCACACCATGAAAAGCAATCATGCCATTGAGTTAAATGGCGTGATATTGACAGCAAACGAATGGAGTCGCGTGACTGGGGGCTATTTGTCTAACACCACAATTGTCCGTAGGATTGCAAGCGGGATGACGGTAGAAAAGGCACTTTTGACGCCGAAAACAACGCACAAAGGCGAAGTGCCGTACACCCACGAAGGTTTGCAGGAAATCGCCAAGCATTACAACGCTGAAACAAGACGGCTAAAAAAAGATGCAAATTAACTACAAAAAAATCTTGTAGTAACGTACAATTTAACAATCAACAAAGGAGTCACCGTGAAAACCCTATTCACAATCGCAGTTCTGTTCTTGTCTTTCGCAGTCCAAGCCCAAACCACCACCAGGTGCGTGAAAAATTGGGATGGTAGCGTCACTTGCACCACTACCCGTAATGGTGGGTTCTGATGGCCACCAAGAAAGAGGCTAAACCCGAAAAGGCGACAAAGCCTGTAAGGGACAAAGCCGCCATCTGCCAAGAAGTCTTGGAAGGCATGAGGAACGGTTTGAGCACTTTTAAGTCGTGCCAAGCAGCAGGGATTGCGAACAGCACGTTTCATAAGTGGGTTGGTGAGGACTCACTTCTGAGAGACAATTACGCGCACGCGAGGGAAGACCTGATTGAACGCATGGCCCAAGAAGTAATGGAACTAAGCGATCAAGAAGTCCCAGAGACTGGTGACGGTAAGAAAGACTGGCAAGCCATCCAAAAGCACAAACTGCAAGTGGACACGCGCAAATGGTTGCTTTCTAAGCTGGCCCCAAAGAAGTATGGCGACAAGCTAGAGGTTTCTGGAGACCCGACAAATCCATTGGTGACGCGCATTGAACGAGTGGTCGTTAAATCTTGACAGCATTAACACTCCCCACCCCTGAGTGGGCATTGCCTCTTTTAAACCCAAGCCGCTACAAAGGCGCATGGGGTGGACGTGGCTCCGGCAAGTCCCACATGTTTGCCGAGCTCATGATCGAGGCCCACATCATGGACCAGAAACGGCGCTCGGTTTGCGTGCGCGAGATCCAGAAGTCGCTCAACCAATCCGTCAAGCGACTGCTCGAAACCAAGATCGAGGCCATGAACGCTGGCGCTTACTTCGAGGTGCAGGATGCCGTCATCAAGTCCCGCAAGGGCGACGGGGCCATCATTTTCCAGGGTATGCAGAACCATACCGCCGACAGCATTAAGTCGCTGGAGGGCTACGACTGCGCCTGGGTGGAAGAAGCCCAAAGCCTCAGCCAAACCAGCCTTGACCTCTTGCGCCCCACCATCCGAAAGCCAGAGTCCGAGCTCTGGTTTACCTGGAACCCGCGCCAGCACTCCGACCCGGTAGACCACCTGCTCCGTGGCCCAACGCCACCCAAGGACGCCACCGTCCTCAAAGTCAACTTCACCGACAATCCGTGGTTTCCATCAGTCCTCAAAGACGAGATGGAATACGACAAGCGGCGCGACCCAGACAAATATCAGCATGTCTGGATGGGTGGCTACCTGACAAACAGCAACACCCGAGTGTTCAAGAACTGGCGCGTCGAAGACTTCGAGGCACCACCAGACGCAATCCATAGGCTCGGTGCAGACTGGGGATTTGCGGTCGACCCGACGACACTGGTGCGCTGCCACATCATTGGCCGCAACCTCTACATTGATTACGAGGCTTACATGGTCGGCTGCGAGATCGTGAACACCCCAGAGCTGTTTATGACCGTGCCTGAGGCCGAGAAGTGGCCCATCGTGGCCGACTCCGCCAGGCCAGAAACCATCAGCCACATGAAGCGCAACGGCTTCCCCAAGATCATGACAGCGGTCAAAGGGCCGCGATCAGTGGAGGAAGGCATCGAGTTCCTCAAGAACTACGACATCGTTGTCCACCCCCGCTGCATCCACACCATCGACGAGCTGACGCTGTACAGTTACAAGCAAGACCCCCTAACGGGCAAGATCCTGCCAGTCCTGGAGGACAAGAAAAACCACGTGATCGATGCCCTGCGCTACGCCTGCGAAGCCGTTCGCCGGGCTGGTGCATCCAAGCCAGCAATCTTCACACCATTGCCGAATGTCAAAAAGTGGTGATTTTTTAAGCGCGGTGAGATAATCCGCACAAATTGAGGAAATCCCCATGGCCCGAATGAGCAACGACCAACGCCTCGCCAACCTTCACACCGAAGCCTTGGCGCAGTTTGATGACGTACAGACAGCCCTCCGCGACGAGCGCCTGCAATGCCTCCAAGACCGGCGCTTCTACTCGCTGGCAGGCAGCCAGTGGGAAGGCCCACTTTGGGATCAGTACGAGAACAAGCCCAAGTTTGAGGTCAACAAGATCATGCTCGCGGTGATTCGCATCATCAACGAGTACCGCAACAACCGCATCACGGTGGACTACGTGTCCAAGGATGGCCAGGAAAACGACAAACTGGCCGAGGTCTGCGATGGTCTGTATCGTGCAGACGAGCAGGCATCCGTCGCAGATGAGGCCTATGACAATGCTTTTGAGGAAGCAGTCGGCGGCGGCATCGGCGCATGGCGCTTGCGCACAGTCTACGAAGACGAGGAAAACGACGAGGACGACCGCCAGCGCATTAGGATCGAGCCCATCTTTGATGCCGACAGCTCCGTGTTTTTTGACCTCGGGGCCAAGCGCCAGGACAAGTCCGACGCCAAGTATTGCTTCGTGGTCACCTCCATGACCCGCCAGGCCTACCAAGAAACCTGGGGCGACAACCCAACCGACTGGCCCAAGATCATCCACCAGTACGAGTTCGACTGGTGTACCCCTGACGTGGTTTACGTGGCCGAGTATTACAAGGTCGAGGAAAAGACCGAGACCATCCGCATCTTCCAGAACATCGCAGGCGAGGAAGAACGCTACACCCAGCAAGACTTCGCCAACGACGAAACCCTGGAAGAAACCCTCGCGGCCATCGGC